TATTTCATTATCTAAATTCATCAATGCGTCATATACTTTGTTGATTAGTTTTTGTGTGCCATAGTTTTCACTGACCAAGTATCTCAAGCCCATATCAGCCTCACCTGCTGAAATTATCTGTTTTTCACCTTGTAATTGACAGCCATCAACCATAACAACCTGTTTTGGCATAAGTTTTGCTTTTGCTAATTTGGCTAGAGCCACAGCACAGTCTACACTACCGCCAAGTCCTCTAAAAAATACATTGATATCAACAGTATGAATCTTATCATTCATACTTCTACCAACTGCCCATTCGTGTCCTAAATCATATTTGTTCATTTTAGTCTCCTTTTTAATTTGCGTTAGCATTATTACTAACTATACTTATATAATAAGACATCTTGCTTTAAATGTCAACCTTTTTAGCCATAAAAAAACCCTTATAAATCAAGGGTTTTCTATCTTTTTTAATTTTTTTGTGATTTTTTCTGAAAAAGTATGGTGGAAAACCGAAATTCTCCACCATAACAAGGATACCTAATGAAATCTTAAATGTGGACCAAGAATACGAGCCGTAATAATTATCGAGTTTTTGGAGAAATACAATATGCCTTAAGAAACACACCCTCGATCCACAATGTATTTAGCCAAAATTAACCTTATGATAATGCAAGACGCATTGATGATAAATAACGTTATAATTATCTTGCTCAATAATTAGCGAATATGTGTGACCCACAGTAAAAACAAACTCTATTAGAGAGGAAACATTTATGTTAGAACCAAAACAACTCAGTGCAGTTCACCCAGGCTATGCTGAATACATATACAGATGGGACTATTATATGCGTTCTTATATGGGCGCTGAAGAATACAGAGACGGTGCATACTTAAGAAAATACATTGCAGAAGAACAAGCACCAGGAAATGCATATCACCAAAGATTACTAGATACAGCTCTACAAAATCACGTTAGATTAACTGTGGATGCTTATCGTAGTTTTGTTTTCCGTAATCCACCTACTAGAATGTTAGGTAATATGGTAGACAATCAATTTGTTTTGGATTTCATACAAAATGCTGATATGGATAACACCACAATGACAGCATTTATCAGAGAAGTAAATGACAATATCCTAATTTACGGCGGATGCTGGGTAGGAACTGATAAAGGGAATTACCAAGCAGAGAACATGGCAGAAGCTCAAGCACTCAATATGAGAGCTTATGCTAAAATATACAATCCCTCACAAGTAAGAAATTGGGGATACAAAAAATTAATAAACGGACAGAACGTATTAGAATATATCGTAGTAGTTGATGAAGAATATGATGATTATGATGTATTAAAAGTATGGACCGAGGACAAAGTAGAAAAATACAAAGTAAGCAAAAAAGACTTTACACCAATTAGTGGTGAAACAAATTATCCAGGAAGTGTTACAACAAGAACAGATAGTGTAATACTTGAATATGGTAAAGTATTAGAACACGAAGAATTTACAAACCCATTAGGCTACATTCCATTTATTCACGTGCAAACAGATAGAAGTTTTCACAAGGGTATAGGAACAAGTCACGTGGGTGATGTTTGTGATCTACAGAGAGAAATATACAATTTAAGTAGTGAGGCATATGAGTCAATAAGACTTTCAAGCCACCCAAGTATTGTAGCAGAAGCAAGTGCAGATATAAATGGTGGATCAGGTGCTATCATAACAGTAGATGAATCAACAAACATTCAACCTTATTTGCTACAAGCAACAGGTAGTAGCATTGATAGTATATTGGCTTGTATAGAACAAAAGACACAAGCAATAGAAAGTGTTACACACCTAGCGGCAACCAAAGCTAAAAAAGGACCACAGTCAGGTATAGCTCTACAAGTAGAAAGAGATATGCTTAACGTTAAATTAAGTGATATAGCAAACGTATTAGAACGTGCTGAAAAACTTATTTGGAAAATGTGGTTTGATTGGGAACAGATTGTTCCTGATGAAGAATTTGATATCTATTATGAGAAGAAGTTTGATCTAAGAGACAAACATCAAGAAGTTGCACTATATGAAAAGGCAAAAAATCTTGTTCCTAATAGTAGCTTTCAAAATTACATCAATGAAGAGACTGCAAGACTACTGATTGAAAATGAAGAAGACTTACAGATCGTTGTTGATAGTATGGCACCAAAGTCAGAAATGCCATTGGATACAAATATGCCACACCCACCTATGGAAAGCCCACAGGAGATGGTAGAGCATATGCGTAAGATGGTAGAACAAGGCTACAGTGACCAACAGATTCTGGAATTGCATCCAGAAATCAAAAAATTCTTCGGCAATAACGAAGAAACTAACACGGACACAGAAGAAGGTTAAGAAACCCCCACTTCTTAAGTCCCTTGCAAGGAGACGTTTAAGATGGACGAACAAACAGAAAACATCGTTACAACTGAAACTGTTGAGACTGGCTCAACGGATAATCAGGTTAAAGTCAACCAGGAGTCAGCACCAGCTGACAAAACATTCACTCAAGATGATGTGGACAGAATTATTACTAATAGACTTAAACAAGTTGAACGTAAATTTGAAAACATTAACGTTGAGGAATATCATCAACTTAAATCAGCGGCAGAGCAGGCCAAAGAAGCAGAGATGATGAAGAAAAACCAATTTGAAGAACTACTTCAAAAACAGAAACAGGATGCTGATACACGTATTAGCAAACTACAATCTGAATTACAAGCTGTTCATGTAGATGGTGCATTGTTAAGTGCGGCATCAAAACATAAGGCTGTAAATCCAGATCACGTAGCTACATTATTGAAAAAGAATGTTAGATTAAGTGAAACTGGTCAAGTTGAAGTATTAGATCAAGACGGTAATGTGCGTTATGACACAGAACAAGCACATCCACTAACTGTGGATCAAGCAGTAGAAGAGTTCTTAACGCAAAACACTTACTTTAGAACTGCGGCGCCAGCAGGCACAGGTAGTTCAGGTAATAAGAATCCTTCGGCCTCTAGAGAGGTGAAGTTAAAAGACTTGGACATGAAAAACCCTGAGCATAGAGAACTTTACAAAGAGAAATTTATGGTCAAGGGTATGAGGTCCATGAGTTAATAAAGGAAAAATAAAATGGCTTTAACATTAACAGACGCAAATAGTCACTTGTTTGAAGATATCACACAAGCGGCTCAATTTACATTCAATGAAAACGCTTTAATGAGAAACCTTGTAACGCAATACAACATGGTGGGAACACCTGGTATGACTGCGGCAGTTCCGGTTTATCCTAAAGCAACAGCAGTAGGTGCAATCACTGGTGATCTATCAGATGATTCAGCACTAAACAGTATGTCTTCAGTAGACATCGAAGCACAAGAATTTGGAAACATGACAACAGTATTAGACATCAATGCTGAGAGTTCTCCATTATCAGTAGCACAAGACGTAGGTCGTGTGTTAGGTGATGGTGTAGCTCAAGCAATGGATGAAGTTATTGTTGACTTATTCAATTCAGGTGCTATTACAGAAGCAGGTCCAGGTGCAGGCGCAGAACTTACACTTGAGCACATCATGAAAGGTGTTGCAAACCTACGTAACGCATCAGTCCCAATGACAGGACTAATTTGTGTGTTACACCCATTCCAAGCATTTAACGTTAAGAAAACTTTCTTAAATGCAGGTGGATCACTATCAAATAACGATCTAGCAAACAAAGCTGGCCGTGATTATTTCATCGGTAGAGCGGCTGGAGTTGACATTTATGAATCAGCTTCAATCGACGTTGATGGATCAGGTGATGCAGTCGGTGCGGTATTCCACCCACAGGCTATTGGTCTTGTTATGAAACGTGACTTAAGAATTGCTACACAAAGAGATGAATCAGCTAGAGCTACAGAAGTTGTTGCTTCAGCGGCATTTGGTGCGGCAAGACTTTCAAACGCAAAAATTGCTAAATTAACAGCTGACGCTACACTAGCATAATAATTAGGAGGTATAGGATATGGCATACGCAAATAACACGCAACTCACAGCAGTTCAGCCTAGTATCGTTAATCACGGTATCACAGACTTTACTGCACAATTAACTGAAGCAGAAGCTGATGTAAAACGTTATATCGAAGTAAATTGGTTTAACAAAACATACACACAGGCTTTTAACGCAGTTGGTCGTAGAGTAGGCCCAACGTTTGATGCAACAAAACTTGTAGATGCTCAGTGGCAACGTGCTACTATCTACAGAGCTTTATATGCTCATATCCTTCCTCTGTTAAGTCCTTTCGCAGTTGGCGGAGATACTTTTAGAGAAATGATAGAACATTACAGAAATCGTTTTGTTGAAGAGATGGACATGGAAATGGCCCAAGGAGTTCAATATGATGGTGACGCAGATGGTAATATCACAGAATCTGAAACATTCAAACAAAGACAAGAGAGGATCTACAGATAGTGGCAAGTATCAGAGAAAATATAGCAAGTCATATAGTGACACAGATCAACGCTATTACAGGTGTAAAAACTGTAACCAGAGAGCCTACAGATATTGCTCAATTAGCAGTAACTAGTTTTCCACACGTATTGGTGGAAAGTGCAAACGAGACTAGAGAGAATTCCAGTATAGGAAGTGCTCCTAGACAAGAAAGCACAATAGACTTTTTGATTAATGTAGTAGTGCATGGTAATAACAGAGACTCAGATAGAAACTCTATTATAGAGAAGATTGAAGAGAAACTAGCATTGGATACTAGCTTGGGTGGCAACGCCTCAGATAGTTATACAAGCGAAGTTATTATACGTGAGATAGGTGAAACTAAACCATATGGCCAAGCGGCATTAGTCTATACGGCAAAATACTATCACAGTCGTGGTAGTGTTTAGAAGACAGTTTGATAGTAATCAAACTTAATAATTTATTTAAGAAGGATGAATTAACATGGCAGAAACAAAAGGTGTATCAGGGGTAGTAAAGATCGGCCCTAACGGTAGCACAAAAACAGCGATGCTACACGTAACTGCATTTTCATTAGACGAAACATCAGAAACAATTGATGTTACGGCATTTGGAGATGCAAGTAGATCTGTAATATCATCATTCAGAGGTTTCACTGGAACAGTAGACGGTTATTGGGATCAAAATGACACAAACATTGGTCATGATTCTGATGCTATCGGTGCAGGTGGTGACTCTGGAACTGACCTTGTGGGAACAAGTCCACTAATCAAAGCTGGTGACAGAATTGATTTTGAATTGTATCCAGCAGGAACAGGTGCTAATAGTGCATATTACGCAGGTGACGCGATCGTTACAAGTATAGCTAGATCAGCAAGTTTTGATGGTGCGGTAGAATATTCTATCTCATTTGATGGAACAGGTGATCTATCATACTCAGCGGCATAATAAAACATTGAGGTATTACGGTGCGTTCTAGTAGTGCAAAAACTATATTCAACCATATAGAAAACAAACTAGAACGTGCCGTAGACCAGCTGTTCAGTCAGCTAAATACAGATGCACGGAACATAACCCCAATACGAACTGGGCGTGCAAAAAGAGGTTGGCGAAAGACCTCTACATATAGAATAGGAGATAGCAAAGTGCTAGTAGAAAACAAAGTCCCCTACATTGGTTTACTAGATCAAGGCAGAAGCCGTCAGGCTCCAGCTGGAATTATTGTTCCTGTTCTATCAAAGATACTTAAACAAAGGCGAACAATAAGATGACAAACAAACTAAAATTAATTGACAAAGCAACAGCACATTTCAAAGAAGTGTTAGCTGACGGACTGAAAGGTCCAATCCTTGTGCCAGAATGGGACACGGAAATTTATTATAAACCAAGCACTACATTGGCTGAAGAAGCTCAAGTGGTTGAACTTACACAAAAAGGTAAGTCAACTGAAGCATTGGTTATTACGCTTATTATGAGAGCCAGAGACAAAGACGGTAATCCGTTATTTGATCTAGCAGATCAATATAAGTTAATGAGAGGCGTTGACCCTAAAGTTATCCTACGTGTGGTTACACAGTTTAATGCAGATGCAGAAAAAACTGACGAAGCATTGGGAAACTAAAGGACAATCCTAACATTCTGTTTCTGTATCGTTTAGGTGCAGAGTTAGGACTAACAGTCAAACAGGTAATGCAGATGAGTAGTGTGGAAGTTCAAGGTTGGGTTGAATATTTTGATTATATAAACAAACAAAATAAAAAAGCCCAAAAGAGGAGACGTTAGATGGCAAATTCAACGTATGAGTTGATTGTAAAGGCAGTAGATAAAACTAGTGGTCCTTTACGTAGAATAGAAGGTAACTTAGGCAAACTAGAGCGTAAAAGCAAAGGCATTTCGCTTGGTATGGGTAAGATAACTGCGGCTATTACAGCCATTGCTACTGGTGGTGCTTTACGTAGCATTGTAGCCACTACTGCAAATTTTGAAGACTTAAATGATACACTAGCCAGTGTTACGGGTAGTGCTGAAGCAGGTGCTAAAGCATTTGAATTTATAACCAAGTTTTCCACACAAACTCAATTTGGCGTAGAAGATCTAACAACAACATTTATTAAACTACAAGGTGCTGGTATTACACCAACACAAAAACTACTAACAACATTCACAGATGTAGCGGCTGTTACCACAGACCAAGTGGGAACACTAACAGCTATCACAGACTTATTTTCAAGAACTACATCAGGTGGTTTGGGTCTTGAAGAACTAAACAGATTGGCTGACAGAGGTGTTCCAGTATTCAAGATGCTGGAAGATCAACTGGGTATTACACGTTTAGAAATATCAGAATTTGGTAAAACATCAGAAGGTGCTAGGCAGATAACCGAAGCACTAACAAGAGCAATCAATCAACAATTTGGTGGTGCAACAGAACAAAAATTAGATAACTTATCAACTGCGATGAGTAACTTTAAGATTGAAGTTGGATTAGCGGCAAACAAATTGGGAACACAATTTAGACCACAACTTACACAAGCAATTACAGAAGCAACAGAATTTCTACAAACAAATGATAAACTAATTGAAGCATTGGGTAGTGGATTGGGATCAGCTATTGTTGGAACAGCAGACGCTCTCAAATTCCTAGCACAAAACTTCGAAGCTATCAAAAACGCGGCACTAGGTGTATTATTCATACAGGGTGCGGCATCAGCTATTACATTCTTAAAATCAATCAACACACTTACCGGTGGTATGGGTATTGCGGCATTGAGTTTTGGCAAAGTAGCCAAAGGTATAAGAAATGTTATTTTTGCATTACCACTTGTTGGTGGAGGTTTGAAAACAATAGCAGGTGCGGCAGTTAGACTTGGTCCATTGTTGGCAAATCCATTTATTGGAATACCAGCCGCAGTAGCAACTGCATTGACTGCTGGATTATTCTTATTCAGAGATGAAACAATTAAGATAGGTGGTATCACTGCAACATTGGGTGAAACAACTCGTGCAGTATTCCAACTAATAGGTGGATACATCAAAGACGTGGCTGACTTTTTTGGTAATACATTTGGTTTTGTTATAGATGAAATAAAAGGAATGTTTAGCACCCTTGGTGGTTTTGTTGGTAAAGCATTTACAACCATAGTAGGACTAGCCAAGAACGGTCTAAACAATATATTAAATGGATTTGTAATTGCATTTGAATACATTAGAGGTATTGTATTCTCATTACCAAATTTCTTTATAGGTGCATTCAATGCAGTAGCTAGTCTAGCAAGTAATTTTGCTAGTGGATTGATGGAGATCTTTAGTGGTATTGGTGATGGTTTAAAACTAGCATTAGAAGGTGACTTTAGAGGTGCTATGGATGCCGTTGCTAATGGAATGGCTATGGATTTTGGTAATGCTTTTCAAGAAGCATTAGATAAAGTTCCACCAATATTACCAGAGGTAGATACATCAGCTATAATGGGAACAGACAGATTGGCAGTTATGCTAAAACCATTAACTGATGCAATTGAAGGTCAGATTGTTACAAATCGTAAAGCAATACAAGTTCAACAATTAAAAACACTAAAAGACTTAGAAGCCGCACACGGTGCCGCTTTCTTAGCAGAACAACAAGCCAAAGCCAACGCAGAAACAAACGCGGCAGTTGATGGTAATCAAAAATTAACAAAAGAAATAGAAAAACGTAAAAATGCAAGTGCAGTATTGATTGAAAGATTGTTAGAAGAAAAATTACAATTAAAAGATCTACAAGCGGCATTATTAAACGTATCAGACATTGCAAGACTAACAGGTCTAAGTGAAACAGAACTAACACAAGCATTAGAAGATCAGATTGCAAGTTTACAAAGAAACAAAGAAGCAGTTGATGAAAATGGTAAAGCAAAAGAAAAACAAAAAACAACTGTTGATAATCTAATAGAAAGAATTAAACAAGAAAACAAAGATTTAGAGTTATTGAAAAATGCACTAGCAGAGGTAGATAAGATTGCTAAAGCAAATGGCTTGAGTCAAGCAGAACTTACCAAAGCATTGGAAGAACAAATTGAAACACTTGAAAGAACAGGTGATACAGCAAACAAAGTTGGTGAACAAACCAAAACATTCGCTGAACAAATCAATGAAGCAATTAAAAAACAAGGTGATAGTTTAGCAAATAATCTAGCACGTAGTTTAGCACAAGGTAAAGCAAGTTTGGGCGATTTTAAATCCTTCTTAAATCAAACACTTGAAGACATTGCTACAATGATTATACAAAAACGTATTACACAACCTTTTGTAGACAGCATACTAGGTTCATTAGGGGGAACCAGTGGTGCTGGAAGTATCGGAAATATCCTAGGAAGCATCGGCAGTGGTGGTGGAATGGGCAATATATTTGGTAGTATAAGTAGTGGTGTAGGCAGTATCTTTAGCAGTATTGGTGGATTCTTAGGATTAGCAAACGGTGGTATTGCAAGAGGCGGCCAAGCATATATGGTTGGTGAACGTGGACCAGAAATGTTTATTCCAAACACTACAGGACAAGTGGTAAGTAATGAACAAATGGGTCCAGATCGTGAAACTATTGTAAACTTTAACATAAATGCAATAGATACACAAACAGGTATGGAGTTCTTATTAAAGAACAAACCACAAATTATAGGAATGGTTAGCCAAGCACACAATCAAAGAGGTCGTGCTGGTATAACCGGTTAAGGAGTCAACAAAATGGCAGATTTAAATGATGTATGGAATTGGCCCAACAATGGGGCTAATGGATACGCAACAGATTCAAATGATTGGAAAGACGACAATAGTGCAGGATTAAGTAAACGTGTTAATGATGTATTAACATATGTATACAAACCAGCACAAACAAATAATTTAACCTACAGCGGTTTAAGCAGAACAAGAGATCAATTAAATTTAGGATTCGCGGCTTATAAACATTATCATAGCAGTTTCAGTGATGATGATAATCCAACTTTCAATATGTTGGCAAAATATCCAGAAATGGAATTCAACATTCAACCAAATGGTAGAACAATTGGTGGTATACACCATGAACTAAACAGCAACAATATGCCACATATTAGAATACAGTTCACACACGCACACGAATTTGGTAATGGTGAAGAAATAGAGTTTTTTGGATTTGATAATGATTCAACAGGAAGAAATGATAGAGCATTCAACACAAAAAGAGCATTTTGTCAAATATTAGATGGTTTTAATCTAGTATTATGTGAAGACTCAGGTCTTACGCAATTAGAACAAATATCTGACGCAACTTTAAATCATCAAGGTGATTTCTTTCTAACAATGTTAGATGATGGGACAGGATCACAAGATGCAGTATTGCATTTTGATGGATTCCAAGAAACATTTGTCACAGGTGATGTATTACAAGTAGCTATAACACCAGCAAACCTAACAGGAACAATGGCCGCTTCAAGTGGAACATTATTGTATTTAGAAAAGATAAGTGGATCAAACAGTTATCTAGTTTACACAGATTCAGGTAGAACAACACACGCAACAATCACAAGTGGACAAGGTAAAGATAAGTTCGCATCACCAGCCTCAGGCGGTATTCCATTTAGTATAGCAAGTAGTGGAAGTGCCGCGGCAATAGCTGTAGATATAAGTGATAGTAGTTTTAACTCATTGCGTGGAAATATAGAATCACAAAATATGACACCAAACACAAACACTGAAGATGAAACAAACATATTCAGAGGTTTTTGTAGAGTTCAACTAACAGCAGGAACTGGAACAAGTAAGACTATACCAAGCAGTATGGATGACACAGCTTTTTTTGGATACAAGTATACAAAAAGCACAGGTAATTTAGAAATACTAACAGATCCTACAGGAACATTTGGTGCCAGAGATAGTAGTGTATTAACAGCAACAAATGGCAGTGGTGCTATCACAGGTAATATTAAGATCATTGACTTCTGGAGTTACAGAGTTGAATCACCAGGATTATATGGCACAGGAACAAGTAAACAAACATTAAAATGTCCAAGAAGTGGAACAAATGTTGGTGGATTATTATGGCACGGTTCATTGAACGATACAAGTTTAACACCAATATCACCGTTAACACATCCACTAGCAAGTGAAGCATCTACATTGTATAGTGGAAATAAAACAACAAATGATGATAATCAAAATTTTGATAAGTTGATATATCAAATGGCAGGTAATAATATTAGAAGTCCAGGCAGAAACAGTTATTTCTATCAAGATACTAATAATAATTCACAACCAGGTGCTGTATATGACTTTACAAAGTTTTGGAGACCAGGACAAAGCAGTCATTTCACTCCAACATACATAACAACGCCAACAGGCACACCAAATGTAAACAGTAGTGGTTTCTTAACTGGCACAAGTGATCTAGAAGGTTTTCCTAAAAGAGGATTGTTTACATTAGCAGGACTTGGACTAACAAGTTCAGTTAATATTGAAAATACTGCTATATTAAGTGGCAGTCCAGCTAAACCAGCAACTCATGTTATAGAAAAAGTTGGGTTATTTCCTATCAACGCAAAAGCAGATGAATATGTTACACCAACACCATATGCACCAGATGTATTTGATACAGATGATGAATGGGTTGATACAGGCTTTACAGATACACACAAACTGTGGCCAAAACACGTGACTCCATCTAGTATTCAATTTACAGTAAATCAACCTACAAGCACAGCGGTATCACAAAGTGGTATCAAGTATGCTAGAACAAGTGGTGTGGTCAAATATCAATTGGAAGTAAATTATGCTCCAATGTCAGCCTCAGATTGGAAAAAGTTTGAAGCACTAGCATTAGCGGCACAAGGACAAAGTATGCCTTTCTATTTTGATTTAAGAAATTATAGCAACAATATGGGATCAACAGTTCATTTATTCTACAATGAAAGAACAGATTCACAAAACACAGCAATTACTAATAATTTAAGAATAAAAGATCCAGTAAGTGCTGGTGGTAAACTAATATTGCTTGAGGGATTACAAGCAAGTCAAACTAAAGTATTTGAAAGAGGTGATGTATTGATTGGCCCAAGAAATGGTAATGGTAATTTATACTATGTGATAAACGATAATCCAACAAGTAACAAGTTTGGTGAAGTAAAAGCCAGAGTTGCATATGGACCAAGACAAGCAAAAGATGGAGATACACGAATGTTTAGAAATCCAAGTCACGTTGTGGTAACATTGGGTGAAGACAGTTATGAATTTTCAAAAAACGCAGATGGATTCTACAGAGCTAGTTTCAGATTTGATTTTGATGAGTTTAAATAATGACAACAAGTAGATTTAGCAGTGGTAATATTTTTGATGCCCTAGGTAAGAAAACATTGAGATGTTTTGAAGCACTAGCAATAGAGCTTCGTAAGAAAAGTGATAACAGTCTTGAAAAGATTTATATTACAAATGCACCACACGATGTTGAAATAAGTGATACAGATAGTGCAGGAACAACAGCTACAAAAACATTTACAAGTTTAGGTGGTTTTTTAGGCTTTAGTCAGATATCAGAAGAAAGATTATTTACAACCAGTGAAATAACCATAAGTTTAGCAGGTGTTCCAGCATTTGGTAAAACTGTAGATGATGGTAGTGGTAATAGTGTAACACTTAACTTTATACAACAATTTTTAAATTACAATTACGTAGATCAACCAGTAAGAATATACAGGGTATTTTTTGATGAAGAAGTAACAAACCTTGGATCAATGCTTATGTTTGATGGAAGAATAAGTGCACCAGTAATTGAAGATGATCCACAAGATACAACAACAGTGGCGGCAACTTGTGCTAGTCATTGGCAGGATTATGAGAGGACAAATGGTGTGATTACAAATGATAATAGACAACAAAGTCTCTACGCAGGAGATAGAGCTTTTCAATATGCCAGCAAACTTATACAAGATATTAAATGGCAAAAACCGTAAGGAGTTAAAATGGAATTACAACAACAATTAAAAATGGGTTCGTTTATTAGTAAAAGAACAGGTAAAGCATTTGAATGGAACGTAAATGATTGCAACACTTTCTTTATAGAAATGCATGATTACGTTTATGGAACAACAGATTATGAAGATAAAGTAAAGGGTGCATACAGTCACAAAGAAGGTGCAAAAGAGTTTATGAGAAACTTAAAAATAACACCATCTATGTGGTTGCATCTCAGAGATTACAAAGAACTAAAAGCAAAAAACCCACAATGGGAAAATGGTGATGTAGTAACAATAGAGAGAGGTTACTATGCCAGTGTTTATGTTTATTTTGAAGGTGCTTTCTGGACAGTTCCTGAAGGACAAGAAATAAAAGGATATCATCCTAAAGCATTTAAAAAATTAGAAAAAAGAAATTGGAGAAAGTAAATGGGTAAGGCTGTAAAAAGTTTAGCAATGATTGCGGTAGCAGTATTTGCTCCGTATGCCGCGGCGGCATTGGGGTTAAGCGGATTTGCGGCTACAGCATTTAGTTTCGTATTACAAGCGGCCGCTAGTTCAGTATTAGGACCTAAACCAGGCGGTGGTGGAGCTGGTGTTACAGACAGTGGCTTCTTGCTTAACAAAGGTTCAAACGTTGCGGCTATTCCAGTAGTATATGGTGATAGACGTATGGGTGGTGTTCGTGCTTATGTAAACACCAGTGATGGCGATGGAAATGTTAGTGATGATAATGATACAGAATATTTACACGTTGTATTAGCAGTAGCACAAGGTGCATCAGGCACAAGTGCAAATGCTATTGATGATATAACAGCAATACAATTCAATAACACAGAAGCTTGGAGTGGAAGTGTTAAAGGTCAAAGCGGAAGTATAACCAGTGAATTTAGTGGTAAACTAACATTGAGAATGTGGTTAGGTGCACACAACCAAACAAGTGCAAATGATAATGTAAGTGGAACAAGTTTCACAGTAGGTAGTTTCAATAAAAGTGTAGAGTGGACCAGCAATCATAATATGAAGGGTATAGCTTACATATATGCTATTATGCAATATGACAGAGATGTATTCCCAGGTGCTCCTACTATTACAGTTGATGTAAAAGGTAAAAAAGTAAAAGCAGTAAGCGAAGGTGGCACAGGTGTTCATCCTACTACATATGTAAACACAGATGCAGAACGTAAAAACCCAGCAAACATAATATATGATTATCTTACAGATCCAGTTTATGGAAAAGGAATATCAACAAGTGATATAAACATTGAAAGTTTTAAAACAGCTAGAACTTGGGCTAACACATTGCTAACAGCTACAATAAGTGGTGTAAGACAAACAAACGTTACATTTAATGGTGCGTTAGATACAGCTGATACACTATTCAATAATACACAAAAACTATTGACTTGTGCTAACATGAACTTGGTTTATGCAAATGGTGAATATCAACTCAAACCAGTAAAAGAAGAAAGTTTCACAAGTGCATTTGATTTTAACAAAGATAATATGTTAGGTAAAATTACTACTAGTTTAGGTAGTAAAAAATCAAGATTTAACAGAATGAAAGTAAACTTCTTTAACCCAGATTTAGACTTTCAAGCAGATAGTTTAATTGTAGAAAATTCAACATACCTCACAGAAGATGGTGGTGTAGTAAATGAAAAGAGTGTGGACTTGCCAATGGTAAGTTCAACAACAGATGCAAATGATTTAGCAACACGTATAGGAACATATTATTTAGATTTAAGTAGACATCAAACTATTATGCAGTTTAAAGCAAGTCACGAAGCACTAAAACTAAACGTAGGTGACCCTGTCACAGTGACACACGAAACTTATAACTTTACAGCAGAAAAATTTAGAGTAAATAGTATTACATTGTTCCCAGATGCAACAGTAGATGTTATATTAGAACAATATGCACCAGATGCAACATACTTGGAGAAAGATTAATGAGATTAGTAGGTTTAGACGGAAACATAGTATCACAACCAATTGATATTGAAACAGCAAGTGGTCTTGATGTATTAACAGATGTAGTAAATGACACTAGCCCTCAGCTTGGTGGAGATCTTGATGTTAACAGTAGAAGTTTAATTACAACATCAAATGGTAATATTGTATTAGCACCAAATGGCACAGGACAAACACAAATCACAGGTGGAAGCACAAATGCCGCTCCGTTGAACATTCAATATTCAAATGATGGAGCGTTAGTAGGACCACAAATGAACTTAACAAGAATAAGTGCAAGTCCAGCAGACAATGATGTAATTGGTGGTATTGAATTTCGTGGCAGAGATAGTGCTGGTAATACTGATACATACTCAGGTATAAGAGGTATGATTGGTAAGCCAAATAGTGGTGCTGAAAGAGGCCTTATATTATTTCAGGCTATGAATGACGGTAGCAATGAAACAGTAATGACTATGAGCAGAAAAGGTCTGTTTATGAATGCCAGCAATGATATATATTTTGAAGGTTCTACAGATGATGATGTAAGAACACAATTAAGTGTTGAAGATCCTACATCAAATAGATTAATCCGTTTACCAAATTTAGATGGAACATTATTGATTGACGAATCGGATAGTGGATTGCTAAAATTACAAAAAGCAGATGATGGTGCGGCCGCAGGTCCAGAAATTGTATTAGAAAGAACTAGTGCAAGTCCAGCCACAGATGATTTGCTAGGAACATTAATATTCAAAGGACAAGATAGTGCAGGTAATATAGATACATATGCAAATATTGAAGGTAAGATAGAAAGAACAAACAGCGGTAGTGAAAGAGGCAGAATGCAATTTAATATTGTTGCAAATGGCAGTATGGAAACTATCGCAACATTCAATAGAAATGGATTGTTTTTTGGTGCAGGTAATAAAATAGGTTTAGGTGGTGACACAGACAATGATTTTTTCACAAGCATATATCCAGCAGATCCCTCACAAAATAATACCATTACATTACCAGACGCAAGTGGAACAGTATTATTATCAAGTGGAACAAGCACACCATTAACTGGTGATTTTGATTTAGGTGGTAATAAGATTATAACAAGTGCAAGTAATAATAATATACAATTAGATCCACACGGAACAGGTAAAGTTGTTCTCACAGGACCAGTAGATATTGAAGGTGTCAGAACAAACAGCAACAGTATGTTCATCAGCACAGACATGAGCAGTGATCTAACAGATGATCTACACAATGTTATTGAATGTCAAAGTGATTACACAGGTTCTACTATTGGTAGTGGAACTAGACAACAAAGTATTACATTCAAGTTCAAAGATGATGCAGTAGATAGACAAGCAGGTAGATTTAACTGTGAATTTACAAGCACAGATCCAAGTCAAAACAAAATGAAACTTATTGCTATTGATAATGCATCAAGCAGTCCTACAAATGGTCAATTAGATGTAACTCCTAAAAGAGGTTCTATCAATGTTCCTTTTGAATTACCTAGTTATACAGTAGCAAACTTACCAACATCAGGTATTGGTGCAGGTGCTATGGCATTTTGCACAAATGACGCAGGTGGAGCAGTTCCTTGTTTCTACGATGGAAGTGCTTGGAGAAGAGTAACAGATAGAGCAGTAGCATCAACATAAGAATAAAATGAATAAAAGCAGACCCCCAAAAAATCCAACAGATGTAAGTAGAAGATGCAATGGCTTCCTAAGAAGTCACAACATAGCAACAGAAGCAAAACATTTTCGATTTATGTTTATGACAAAACATCCACAGGGTTGTCCCACAGGATATGAAGGTGCCTATAGTTTTAGACATTGGTGTGCACCAGAACATTGGTTCATAATGACCAGTTGTTTAAAAACAGAACTAGAAAATTGGGAAAATTACCAACACGTTGAACATCTAAGTTATAATCCTTGGGCAGTAATAAGAAAAAAATCATACCTACAAAAAAGGTTTGGTGATGATCCGTGGGTATGGGTAAAACATTACAGTCAAAAAGATGCTACCAAATGGAGCCTAAGACCCAAATATCACGATATACAATACAAGGTTATAGAAATGCATAAACAAGGTTATACCAAGAAAGAAATATGTTTAGAACTAAACCTTATCAGACAAACTGTATACGGACATATAAACCGATACGAAAAGAGCTTGACAAAATCAAAATAATATAGTATAAATACATATAGTGAAGGGTTTGCATTATATCCTTTTGATGTTGCAATTTGCATTCCAATATCATATTCTATTTCCAAGGTAATATACGCTCATAGCATTACCCTTCACTTACAGAATTCGATAACGAGTGTTATCAGGTTGCGAGTGCAACCATAAATAGTTTTGTGCAAGTGCTTTCTTAGTATTTGCACCCATTACAATCTAAAAGTTGACATTTAGTATTGACGACAGCTTATCATCCATGATAAGGCTCCTTTCAAAATACTGCTCTTAGAGCCCATTGCGTCAATACAATTTATTAATAACAACTATCTAGTTCGTTTGCCAAAACAATTGATAGTTTTTTCATAAAGGGGTCAGAATTACGGTTTTGACCCCTATCTTATTGAAAAAACTTGACTTTTTCATAAATATAGTATATACTAGAACAGTATTTTAATTAGAAAG